GTTAGCCGCCGTCCCCGCTGCCGCCTGCGCTGCCGCCTGTGTAGCCCGCATGCCGATGTCCAGAGCGCCGTAGCGGGTGGACGATGGGTCGATGCCATAAGCCTCAAGCTCGCGCTGGGCGTTCTCGCGCTGGGCGTCGAACTGCTGGGCAATGCCGGCCTGTGCCGCGCCCATCTCCCGCTCTCGCCGCTCGGTCGTATCGTAGGTCTTGGCCTCTTCGGCAAGCGCCTGTTCTAGCGGCTGGAAGTTCTGTTTGTAGAACGCTCGATCCTCGGCAGCCGCCGCGCTGGTTTCGTCCATGTCCGCAAGGAACCCATTGACGATCTTGTCATAGGTAACCTTGTCGGTCTTGTACGTCTCCTTCGCCCATGCAAGCTGTTCCTTGCCAAGCTCGTATTGAAGCTCGGCGGCTTTCTCCGTGGCGGCGGCGATTTCGCTGTAATCCGGGGCCGGTGGTGCTTTCGACTTACCCATTTGTGGTGACCTTGTTTGATCTAACCGAACGTGGCTTGACGTTCAAAAACCGGCAGTTCTCCCGGCGATACCTCATTAGTATCATATCGTCATCGGGAAATACACCCTCCAACGTTATGACCTCTTCCCACCCCAGTTTCTTGTTGAACTCGACTGAGTGGGTATTCTTTGCCGCGACCTGTCCGAATGCCTGCTTACAATCAAGCTGAGTAAACGGATAATCAAACATGACAAAGAGAATGTCGCGATTGATCCAATTGGGAGCGAAGCCGGCGATATGTGCCAAGATGGAGCCCCCCGGCCCTGTGTAGTTTTCATAGACAACACCTCCTAGAAGCTCGCCCCCTTCTGATCGGCTGATTACCTGCATGGTAACTTCCGTGAAAGCCGAATTGATCGACTTCATGATAGCACGGCCATGCTCGTAATTGTTGACGTGGATCATCGGCGTGGCACGTCCGCCTGTGAGATGAGGTTAAGCCGCACCAAATCCTCCCACGTCGGGAAGGGCGAGGGGCCGCGCATGCCGGCAATGACTTCTACCGCCTGCTTGGTCGATAGCGCCGTGTTGCGGAGCGAATAGGGGTCGGCGGTCGGTTCTTCGATTGCCGGGATGTTCTTGAGACTAGACAACGGATAGCTCCTTTACGGTTGTGGCCATCTGGAAGCTCTTGATCTTAACTTGGGCCTCAAATTCGATGTACCAGAAGCTCGCCCTGAAACCGGAGGGGATGCGGTGAAGCTCACCGGGCTCCCTGATCTCGTGCGCGAGAACAAGTTTATCATCCGCGTATATGCGGACTATACCCAACTGCTGGGCGGGGTTGAACGTCTGTGTCAAGTTGAACTTCTGGGCGACGGGGAACGTGAAGCCCTCAATCGGATAGAAGTAGCATTTGAACGCCGCGAAGTTCTGCAACGACGGCGCCTGAAATACCTTGGAGCGCCACACATATGGGTCGATGCCGTACCCGGCACGCTGATCGAGCCAGACCACTTTGCCGTCTCGCACGGCAAGCAGCTCCCCTGACAACTGATCGTTGCGAACGCTCTTTATGTCCTTCGTGTCGGTCATGAAGCCGAAGCCGACGTTGTTGTTCGTCGGGTCGATCATGAAGCCGTTGGCCGCACCCGCGCCGGTTACATTGACCTGTACAAAGTCGTTCTGGAATGCGTTGGTTTGGAAGACCCGCTGCACGTTGGCGCCGAACGCATAGTAGGCACTGCCCAATCGACCGGCGTTGACGCGGCCATCGTTGAGGATTTCGTTCCACTTGTCACGGGAGATGTACTGCTTGGTGATGTTCTGGGCGATACCCGGATTGACCAAGATCAGGCCGTTGGGGGAGGTGTAGTAAACCCCCTCCTCGGTAGAGACGATGGAGCCCTTGGACAGGCACGGCTCGAACGCCGCCAGCTTGGACGTAGTGATGGACGCCGGGTTCACACCGGAGGCCGTATAGGGGTTGCCCTTGGTGCAGACCACGAGCGTCTGGTTAATGATGCCCATGCCGACAACGTCGTGTTCAAGCACGAGTGAGTAGGCAGCCGGCCACGCATGCGGGCGGTAGGCTTCGGAGAACCACAGTTCGTTCCCCTTATACCCGGCAACGATGCCGTTGGGCATGGTGATGAAGCCTTGCAGTGCCGGGGGCTCGGTCCACGCCGTGCTCTCAAGGATGGTATTGGACGCAAGCGTGGCGTCCGACATGGCGTCGTTGTAGACCTGCGCCGCACCCGTGGCGTTGACCTCAGTAACGAGGTAGTAGGTAGCCGTGCCTGCCGCCGACGTGATGGTACGGTACAGGCGGATTTTCTTCACGTTGCGGGATACGCCACGATAGTCAGCCGGCACCGCCGCAATCGTTACAGCGAACGTGTCATCCTGCTTGCCATTGATCAGGAACGGATTGCTCGCCGGCCCCTCCTCGCCATACTCGGATACGAGCGTGGTGATATAGGCACGGGAGACCTGAGTAGCGCTTGTGCCCCCGCTCGCCACGACGCTGATGTTGGCCGGCTGGGGGATGCCCAACTTCCAGGCAGGCAGGTTGGCCACGATGCGGTCGTAGGTGTTGTACAGTGGCGCCGCCATGCTGGTCGAAGTCCAGTAGAAGCGCTGGAAGCTATCGGCAGTGACCGGGGCGGAAATGAAGTCGGTATTTGGGTTCTCGAACTCCATCCACTGGCTATCGTAGAGATAGGCCGGATCGGTGTTGTTGGCGGGGATACGGAACGCAACAGTAGTGTCGGGGTCGGTCAACGTATAAACCGGAACCTTACGCGGCATGCCATTCAAGGCGCCTGAGTAAAGCCATGCGTTCCTGCAATATGCCGCGTTGCTGTCCTGCAAAAGATGCTCATCGACCGATGGCACCATACCTGAGAATACGGGGAGCTTAATGGCAGCCATGTCTGGACCTGTTACCTCGCGTGGTAACGTCCTTTATATGTGAAAAGGGTGGCGCATGCAACCATACACCACCCTCGACAGGAGCTTGTGGGAATAAGGGACTTACTTCTTCTTGTAGTTCTTCGTCGTGGTATCGGTGGTGCGGGTGGTCGTAGCCTGCTTGCCGGCTTCGATCTCTTCCTTGGTAGCCTCGGAAGGCTCTACACCGTTAAGGGTGCGATCAGCCTGCGCCACTTCATCGACGCCTTCCTTGGTGGATGCCAGTCCGTGCTGCCAGACAGGAACACCAAGAGCCTTGGCCGGGTCGCCGTCGTCGTAGTATTTGGCGTCACCGCCATCACCCTTGACATCACCCATGGCGTCTACATCGACATCGCCGGTCAGGGTACCAACACGGGGCTGGACTTTGACCTCGGCAGCAGTTTCAGCGCGATTGCGGAGACCTTCGATTGCCTCTTCGGTCAGTCCGCCTTCTGCACGCTGGTCAGCGTCTTTCAGCATTTCGTGCCGCTTCTCAGCGGCCTGTTTGATTTTGTCGTCCTTAGACATAACAATTCTCCTGTAGTTGGCCCAACTCCTATAAACGCATAGGAGGCTTGAACTGTTCCAACTACAGGAGTTACCTCGGAAGGTTACTTCTTGGCCGTCTTCTTGGCGAGGGCGGCGCGACCGGCTTCCAGTTCGGCCTTGGTCTGGGCCGACATCTCCCGGCTGATGGGAGCGGCGGCTACCTTCGGCTGTTCCGGCTCGGGGCTTTCCTTTACGGTCGGCGCAGGCTCGGGTGCCGGTTCTGGGGCCGGGGGCGGTGCGTCGGTGACAGTGGTGCGCGACGGGGTGTCACCCAACTCCGCACCCATAATCTCGCCAAGCATGCCATCGAGTTCGGCAGTGTCATTGCTCTCGTTGGTGCTCTCGGTATTGCCGGCTTCGGCAGCCTTGCGCTGACGGGCTGCTTCTACCAGTTCTTCGGCTTTCGATCTTGCCATGTTGTTCTCCTTTGTGGGGTGTTGAAGGGAAGTGGGGGCCTACACTCGCCGTGTAGCTTACGAGGGCATTACCGCCTCACCCCCTACCCGGCTTAGGACTTCTCAACCTGGGCGCTGATCGTCACAAGCTGGGCATAGAGCGCCGCCAGCGTTACCGCCGCCGATGCGAGGTCCGTGGGTCGGTTGGCGCAAATGTAGTCAGCGGACGCCTTGATGGATGCCGCCTTCTTCATGGTTCGGTCGCTGGCCTGTTTCGCCGTCGCTACGAGGACGAAGGACTGATAGATGGCCGGGACGTTCGTGCAAGTGCGGTCGTAGGCTTTGGCCACCGCCGTCTGCTGTTCCATGGAAAGCGAGCAGGCCGACAGGGCTACAGCGGACAGGACCACGACGCCAAACATGGCGAACGATCTGACGGTGTCCTTGTTCGGCGGGAAGAAGTAGACGAACGCGGAGTTGAGCGCGAGCATCACGACTGCCGTGATTTCCGCCTGATCCATGCCGAGCATGGTGCAGACTTCGGCGCCGTCGAGCACACCGCATTTGGCCAGACTGGTATACGACGCCAGATAGACGAGGGCGATGGCGACGACATTGCCGACAAGCGCACCGATCAGTTTCGAGTATTTACCCATTGTTTCTCTCCGGGGCAGGTGATTGGTGAAAACGGCAGCATTCTAGCTACAGTCTTGCGGCTTGTACATGCATCCAGTCAAAATTTCGCTCGCGCCCCAGAGATACCCATCCTGCTTCCTTCCACGCATCCCAGAAGGGGATAGCGTCGGTATGGGACAGGCGGGCCTGTGGCCGGTGCCAGTTGAGTTGGTTGCGTTCCGGGTCGAAGTCAATGGCGATGCCCCAAGAGTGCATGGAGTAGCTGTTGCCACCCCGCATCTTGCGGACATTCAGGGAGCCGCCAAACAGGTTGAGGCCAAGGGCTTCACGGTCCTTGTGGGAGTAGATGCCGGCGACCTTCTCGAACACGAGCTTGGCTGACATGGCCACGGTCTTGTGCAGCGTGATCTTGCGAACACGGATGCTCTTGGACCAAGCGAGGTACATGTCAAACGGCAGCTCCATCTGTGTCTGGTTTTCACCCACCCTACCGAAATAGGCGGGCACCTCAGATTGGCGCGGCCACATGACCTTGGGTATTTCGATGGGCTGCCCGGTCTCCACGGGGATGTCACGGTCTGGTATCTCGACCATGATCTTAGGTGGTACCGCGCTCGCGGACGCGCGCAGGGCCTTCACCACCTTGGCGTCGGCCATGCCATCTATTGATAGATCGTTCGCCTTCTCAAACGCTCTGAGCGCCGCAAGGGTCTTGTCCCCTATGACCCCGTCAATGGGGCCAACGGGGAAGCCGTGGGCTGTGAGGCGGCTTTGTATCCAAGAATTGAAGTCCACGGTTACCTCACGAGGTTACAGGTTTTGCGCCGATGTCCACATTTCATCAATCTGGGCATCGGTCAGGCCAAGACCAGCGGCGATGCTGGCGACGAGGGGGTGCAGGCGCTTGTACTCGGTAGCATACTCCCACTCGATGCGGGCCACCTCCCGCTCCTGCGGCTCAGAGATGGCTTCAATGGCGGCGTCAATGGACGACAGAGAGTGACCGGCCATGACGAAGCCAAGGCGGAACTGCCGCGCCGACAGCTTGGGCATAGAGGCTCGCGTCTCTTCGGTGGTCGGCGGCACATATGGCTCTATAGTATAGTCGCCTTCATTGTCCACAAGCCACTGACGAATGGCCGGGTTAAGGCCATACACTCCTTCGGGGCTAGTAGCATACTCCGCGTCGTAGGTTCCCTCGTCATCGGTGATGCTGCAATTTACAATGTAGACATCCGGCTCGTTCGTGGCCCTGACGCTATGGATCGTGTTTAGTGTTATCGCCATTATGCTACCCTCTGCCAAAGTTGGTACGTGCCGCCATCCCACCCACCGCGTTGACGCCATGTCCCTAGCACTACAGCGCCGGTACCAGTGTTCGCGGTATAAGCCCAGTCCAAGTCAGTCCGAAATCTGATTGTCGTTGTCTGGTTGCGGTTAACGAGTGTCCCTGCCGCAGTTACAAGCAGATGGCCGAGCGGAAAATCAACTTGGTCCTGCGCCGAGCCAGCGTAATATTTGGCGAGGTCGTAGGTGTCAATATTGCCAGTGTGAATGACCTTGTACTCAGCTCCATTGACCATCCACTCAAGACTGTCAACGCCCCCACTGTTGAGTAGCGTAAGGGCAGTATCGCCGCCCGTCGCCGCGTCGTTGTACAGCTTCAAGCCTTGGTTTACGGCGGTTCCGTCTTGATACTGGATGTATGCCTTACGGACCGTATCCTGATAGAACGATACATAAGGGTCGGTAACACCCGCGCCGGTAAGGCGGATGACTTCACTTCCCGTGATGTTGAGCATTCCGGTGAAGTACGAAGCCTTGGTGTCCATCTCAAAACGGAGCACTTCGGAATAGGTCGTACCGTCTGCCGATCCATCGAAATAGAGATTGTTGGCGTCGAGACGAAGGCGAGCGTCGTATGCGCTTGCGGTGGTGTCCTGCATGCGCAGGATAGGCGCCGTACTGGAAAGGGTCACCTGCCCTGTGAATGTATCACCCGCCCTGTTTGCCGGGGTGTATCCCAGTTGGGTAGACGTGCTGAAATTCAGCGTGGTGCCGCTGAAAGAGAAGCCGGAACCAAGCACGATTTCTTCGGCAGCGCCGGCGACGGAGTTGGCTCGCCCCAGCAGTCGTGAACCGGCGAGCGTCAGCGTGTGTTCGGCGTTCCAGTTCGACGGACGAACAAGGGAGGCGTCGGCGCCATCGGCCTTGGCAGACTGGAAAGCGTGCTTAAGAGAAACAGCCATATCTGACCCCTTTAATCCGTTACCACGTAGGTAACATAATCTTCTTTAATTTGCTGCAACGAGGTGGTGATTTTGATGGTGACATCGTACTCTTTGCCCGATAGGCCACCGCTCACATAGAAAATCACTTCCTTGCCGCCAGTGTTGACAATATAGCCGTCAACAAAGAAATTGTCATCAACGACGTTACCTGTTGCGGTAACCGTGCTGATGGTCTCGGTCTCGTTGAGCCAATCGGTATAGTCAATGATGTACCGCTTCCGGTCAGTGGGGTCTTTCCTGAATTTACCGATCCTCATTTATGTATCCTTTCGGGTCGCGAGGGTCTGGTCAACTTCCATCCTCTGGTTTTCATAGAGGACGAACGCGCTACGGGCTTCCTCGCCACCACCCACACTAATACGGTCGTTTGCTGGCGCAATTGTTATCACATTTACTTCGGGCTGGATATAGATATGGTCGGCATCACCATGCGTGAAGAACGCAGCAATGGTGCGGAAGTTGGGGAGGTCCGGCCCGTTCTCCGTTATCTCAAATGTAACCTGTGCCTCAAGCTCGACCGTGAACTTGGGGGTATCCGCCTTTTCTGTCAGGTTGAAGCTGGCGATGGTCCTTGAGCTGACAGTGAACGCCGGGATGTCGGAGCCTTCGATGATAGTGAAGGTACCGACCGTCCGAGAGCTGACAGTGAAGGAGGTAGTGTCCTTCGCCTCTGTAAGTGCGAAGGATACATCCGACGTGGAATACACATCGAAGTTCGGAAAGTCGGGGTCTTCTTGTAGCTCGAACTCACCAAACGTCGTGGACGTTACGGTGAACGTCGGATCGTCCGCCGCTTCCGTTATGGTGATGTCAATGTAAGCGTCACTATCGAGAAGCACCTCCAACGCCGGAACGTCGGGCTCCTCTGTGATCTCGAACTCTGCATTGGTCTCGGCAGTGACCGAGAATGTAGGATCGTCAGCACCTTCCGTTATGGCAAACGTTAGGGTGCCGACGACTTTGGCGGTGAAGTCCGCTTCGTCTTTCGTCGGGTTTTCATCAATGTCGAAGGTTACAATGAAGGAACCTTCAAATGCATTATTTTGGAATGCATCCGACTGAAAGGACATCGCGGCTTCCGATCATATTAGGCAGCGTGCGTGATCGTACCTACGGTGACCTGTACAGTCTGCCCGACGCTGATCGACAGGGCGTTGATGATGACATCCGTGCCCGTTGTTCCGACCGTCAGGCCCGAGGCGATGACCGTGCCCGCGCTGTTGCGGATTTCCGCCTTGGCAGCCGTGCCGGCCCCCGTTGCGGTTACCGTGCGAGGTAACGAGTTGACCGTCATCACGCCGCCCGAGACAGTGAAGGCCGGGTTGGCGAACGGCACCGAAGCGAGGACGCCGGTAGCGCCTGACAGGGTGGAAGTGCCAATGACCAGCACACCGGCTGTACCGATGGCATCCACCACGGCTTGTAGGCGGGCGTTCTTGACAGTGGTGGAGTAATTCAGCGCCATGTTTTTCTCCTATTGAAGGTCTGCGGAAAGCTCCAACGCTGTGAGCCGAATGTGCTGCCGGCAAGCACCTCGTTTTTCGCACGAGAGGCGCCGCCAAGGAATTTGGTCATGTGGTACTGCCCAAGGGCGAGGTTGGTATAGGGCTTGCTGGGCTGTGCCATCATCCGTGACAGAATGCCGTCAATGAGTTCTTCGGTGTACTTCTGGGCGATCTCAAAGGGCACGATGGGGAATGCATCCCTCGAAATGGGGTCGGTCACTGTGAGGGCAAGCACGGCCTTGTATTGGGTATCCACCTCTGCGGTGAAGGGCATGTGGATGACGCCGTTGGCGGTGTCGGGCATGATGGCGCCCATAACCGGCCTGTTCTCCATCGTGGTGACCCACATCAGCCGCTCGATGCGACCGGAGAAGGGCATCACCTCGCCGGTGTTCCGCTTGGATTTGAGGGTGAATGTAATCTCCTCCTGCCATGCCCCCGACCGCTTGAAGAAGTCGAGGCACGTCATGAATAGTTCTTGTTTGATGGCATTGTCCACGGCGCCGGGGAGGTGCGGGCGGATTGTGTCCATGAGGCGGTCAAAGGGGCTTGCCATGTTTCACCTCACGCTGCCGTGCTCAATAGTTGAGCCGTGAATTTCTGTAGGAACGTGCCGGCCCTTGCGTCACTCGTCTCCTCTTGGTCCTGCAACTGCACGAGGCCGGTGATGTAATACATGAACGCCGACTGGTAGCCAAGCGGCACAGGTACGACTGTGGTGGCTGCGGCGCTGATGAAGTTCGGCAGGGCTGCCGCGTTGACGAAGAAGTCTGGGCGGATGCGGTAGGCTTCGTCAAATGCCACCACAAGCGCACGGCGGAAGTCGGTATCCGGGTAGCGATAGGAGCCCGACACAGTGTCCTGTAGGAGCGTGCGGGACATGTCTATGTAGTCTTGGATGGTCTGCACGGGCGAGCCTCATGTGCGGGAATTTACGCGCACTATAGCGTAAAAGAAAAGCGGGCGCTAGGCCCGCTCTCCTCATGTTACCTTGGGAGGTAACTGTTACGCCTTGGTGACGACGGCCTCGGCGATTGCAATGTTGTCGATGACCTTGTGGCCATAGACTTGCAGACCGCGCAGGATCGTACCGAAGGTCTGTTCCGAGCGCATGCTTTCAACGTTGTTGATCTGCGATGCGAACGTGATGCCGTGGCTGTGACCGGCGTAGATGACATGCTCCCCGGCTGCTACACCAGCCGCCACGCCGTTCGGCAGGAGGTTGGAGACGTAGATGGTGAAGCGATCCACCATGCCGAGGCGCCCGTTGCGGAGCATCGAGACGCTGTCACCGGACAGGTAAACCTGACGCAGTTCCGAGCGCTTGATCATGGTGGCCATCCACGTCGGGATGATCAGCCAACGACCCTGTTCGGGGATGTTCTGCTCATCGAGCGCCTGACCGAGGCGAAGGATGACATCGATCACGTCCACCTGACCGGCAGCCGCGTTGTCGGAAACGACGGCCAGAGGGGTGGTGGTGGCGCCGAGGTTGAGGTCACCGGAGATTTTGCCGGCTGCCGTGCCCTTGTTCGCTGCCGCCGCCTGACCGTAGAGGGAGGTCAGAACTTCGGTATCGATGACGATCTTCATCTGTTCCGAAGCGTCGTCGGCCCAGAGGGACATGTTGTTCAGGTCCGACTGCACTTCCATGACATCGTCAAGGATGGTGTTGAAGTACTTGCCCTTGTCAATGGTCAGGTCGAGGACGGAACCCTTCGGGCGCTCAAGTTCAAGCAGGCCGTCAGCCCGATAGTCCTTGATCGTGATCGTCGGCTTCGTCCGGATTTTGACGGTGTCACCCTGATTGCGGATTTCACCTTCGTAGTCCGTGTTCGAGATAGCAGCGAGAACGGTCGCCGCGTAGAACTTCTCGATCAGTTTGCCGGACCAAATTTCCGGGATGAAGCCGGCAGCCTTGAGGCCGTTACCAGCGGAGCCGGTCGGGTAGATCGGGGGTACTGTTGCCGCCCCTGCGACTGGAAATGCCATTTCTATTCTCCGAGCAAAAAGGAAGGATTAGATGATCCGCCCTTCCGCCTGCGCCGCAAAGATCATTTCTTCAATCTTGACCTTCTGGGCTTCATTCCCCTTATATTTGCCCTTCTGGACATCAAGGTAGAACTGGGCGATTTGGGCGTGTGTGATGCTTTCCTTTTCGCCGGGAGTGACAGTTGCTGCCGGCGACGTGGCTCTGCCCGGTGCCGCGAAGTTTTCCAGCGGGACTTTAGTGTTACCCGGTGGGGTAACTGCCGGCTGGGCGACCTCTGCGGGTGCCGTGGCAGCCTCATCTTGGAGGAAGCCTTTGAAGAAGCGCAATACTCTTTCGGCCTCGCCGTTGTCGTATGCTTCCCTCAACATGTTTATACGAATAGCACCAGAAAGTGGGTCTGGCAAGTTCACCCACGCAATAAATTTCTGGTCCTTGTTGATTTTTCTCCAATCGGGGAGGTCGCGGTCCAACGTGGCTACCATGGACTGCTGGGTATTGACTTGGCTACGCTGGGCCACGCTACCAAGCTGGCCCTGCAAGCGTTCAAGCTCCTGCCGAAGCTGTTTGATCTCGGGAGACAGTTTCTCCTGCGCGGCGCGCTGGGCGACATCAATGAACTCGGCACCGAAATCTTCCTTGTCCTTGTCGGTGATCAAGGGCTTGAAAGTCAGGTCAGGGTTGGGTGCCGTGGGCTTCTGCTCTGCGGCGCGAGCCAGCAAGCCTTCAAGCTGGCTAATGCGGGAATTGAGCCCCCGGATCATCTCCTCGGCGCGGTCATAGCGCCCCTTCATGGAGTTGTATTTGTGCTCCCAGTCGCCGCCGTCCTTGGGCGTGGCCGGAGGATTTTCCGTTCCGGCTTCGGGCTGCGCGGTAGCTTCGGGCTGGGTCGCCTCCGGTTGCCCTTCGGTCCCATCCTGCTTCGGCTGCTCTGCGGGCGGCTGGGTAACGGGCGCATCGGGCTCCTTGGGGGTTTCATATGCCTGTTGGTGCACAGCGTCGGCGCGGGCTGCTGCGGCGCGAATGGCGGCGGGGAGCTTCACCGTGTCATCGACGGGCGGGAGCTTCTGGGCGCGGCTTTTCAATTCCTGCATGCTAGTCATGATGTTTTACCTTTGCTTTTGATCTTGTCTGCGGTGGCGGGAGCGCCCTTAAGTAGTTCATGAGTAAAGGCCAAGGACTGGGCTTTACCCTGCGCCACTGGAAGTTCCGGCAACGGCGAGTGCACAAGTTTGGTTCGGTACGTGTCAGTAAACGCAGCGAACGCTTCAAGAAAATCCGCCCATCGCTGGGGGGATGATCTTGCAAGGTCTGCGGCTACTACTATGAGGTGTTCATGGGGCTGCATTGGTTTTACTTACCGTTTGAGCACGTTGTCCAAGAAGAACGGGCTATCGTCTTTTGGTGCCGGGTTCTTGGAGTAGTTGCCTCGGAAGCGATCATACATATCGCCGCCAGTGTCGGCACGAGCGCCTTTCTCGACACGCTCAAGCCTTCGGGATTTTGGGAGCACCGGGGGCGCCCCCTTCGGTTCGTCAGCCATCCTTCTCTCCTGTTACCTCGCCGGGTAACTTACGCCGGCTTGGCGTTCTTCACGGTCTGCTTTCCAAACATCTTGGTGGAGCCGCCCTTGGCGCCGTTGCCACCGGACTTGGAATGCTCCTGCGAGGACACACCCGGCTTCTGCTGGCCCGTGAACTGGCGCTGCTGCATCTTGCCGGAAGGCCCTGCTTGGACCTTGGTGCCCTTCTTCATGGACAACTGCTTGTTCTTCATAACCATGTCGTGTTCCTTACGTTACGTTGGTTCTCGGGCCTGCTGGCGGTGCACCGGGCTGGTTGGCCTGCGCCGGGTCTTGTGCCCCCGTTACCCCAGACTGTTGGGTCTGTTGAATGGAAGCTGCAAGTTCGTCATCTGGGGGTACAATGCCCTCGCCGTCAAGTCCAATTTCACTGGACACCGACCGGAGGACTTTGGCGCGGCCCGGTATGCCGATGATTTGGGCATCCATCGGGTTGGCCGTGATTTGCAGGAACTCAAGCTGCCGCTGGCGTTGGGTCTCGCGCTGGATAGCGACGTTGACGCCCATCACGCGGATATTCTCATCTCCTTGCAGCATGCCCGTTTGGTCGGTCAGCATGAGCATATCATAGAGGGAAATGAGGGCCGGATACATCACGTCCCGGTCCACGTTCGCGGCCACCGTTTGCAGGATTTTGGAGGCGTTACCCATCAGCATTGCGAGGCCGGAAGCCGTCCGACCGGCGCCGCCACCGGGGTTCGCACCGGACATGTGACGCGGAATTGCCGACAACTCGTCAGCGATCTCCCCAAATTTGGTGTAAACGCCAAGCAGTTCTTGCGCGTTTGAATTGGGCTGGAAGAAGTCAACAGGCTTCTGCCCCTGTGAGCCGGCAAGGCCCATATCGCCCGTAACGTGCCATCTCTTCCACGGATACAAGTCCTCGCCATCGGCGCCGGGAGAAATCAAGTCGTCTCGGACGATGACCTGTGGTCCCGACGAAATGGACAGGTTGTTGACGAGCGACCGGAGGGTAGCGTTCGCCACTTCCTGAATGTCCGAGAGAATATCCGGCAGGCCGTTACCTACCGGGGTACCGGGCACCTTCTCGAACGAGGTTACGAAGTAGGGGTGGCGCTTGCGCGGGCTCGGGGAGAACTGGACCTTGAGCACGTAGCGACCGACCATATAGGCTTGCACCATATAGTCCCTGAGCGGGTCTTGGATGATGTCGGGGCTCATGCCGTAGTCGAGGAGCATCTTCCCCTGCACATTGCCGTTATACTCAAGGCACGTGATCATCCCCGACGTGTTGGTGTTGGGGTTCTCCCGGTTCTCAAAGTCGGCCCGCTCGCTCTCGTTGGTATCCGGCGTCTCGACATACCCGTTTGAATAGTCGTTCAGCGCGGCGCGCACGGCCTCTTGGTTATAGCCGGGGAGGTCGAGGAGGTCATTCAAGTCCGCGCGTGTGATGCGCGTGCGCTCGATGACGGCGGCGTCTTCGATGTCCGACACGCCGGGGGTCCACCACAAATCGAAGGGGCTGACACGCTGCCAGTAGAGGCGCGGGGTATTGCGGGTGATCGGCTGCCCTTGGTCCCACGTGACGGTCGGCACCACCTTGACGACAGGCCCCTTGATGCAGGCGAAGGGGAACAACGGCAGATCAACGATGAACTCGGCCAGCGCCTTGTAGAAGCCGCCGCTTTCAAGGATTTCGTCAATCTTGTCCTGTGCCAGCTTGGCACGCTTGCGGGCTGCCTTCTTCTCGGCGCCGCGTGCACTCTCCATCAGCGAGTTGACCCGGTCCCTGATCATTGACGGGGGTATCTGCTGGCCGGTCTGCGTGATGGTCTGCGCTTCCGCCTGCACGAGCACCATGATGCGCTGCGTGATCTCTTCGGGAACGTCGGGATCGGCGGGCGGATCGAGCGCCCAAGGCCGGTCTGGGGTCAGGTACAGGTCACGAAGCAGCGAGGAGGCGCCACGGCATTTCATAGCGATGATGCGGGCATAGACTTGGCTGCCGCCGAACCGCTGGATTTCGGCCAGCTTATCGGGGTCATACTGCCCCTTGAAGGTCCGAAGCGACGACATGAGACGGTCACTCCACCCTGCGGCGCTGTTCCGATGCCGGCGCATTTTCTCCCATTCGGTACGAATGTGAGCGGCCAAATTGTTGAGACTTACGTTCTCTTGCTGCTCTGCGGCTTGGCGAGCTTCAAAGTCCGCCTTTTCTTTTTCCGCAATCTGTGCCTCTAATTCGGCAGGTGCAACGACCCTGAGCATACCATATTGTGGTGTCGTGTTTGCCATCTTGCTCGCCTGATGTTACCTTGCGGGGTAATCCCACTTCGCGATGAGCATATATCATGACGAACGCTTTGTCTCTACCCCCCGCCGACGATCTCGATACCCAGATGCGCAAGGTGGCCCGTGAGCTTGCCATGGGCATCTACGAGCTTGATACCATCCTTGATCAGAACGAGGTGGACGAATACACGTTCCACAGGTTCAAGGAGCATCCCCGCTTCCTCGAATACCTGAAACAGGAGCGCGAAGCGTGGAATGCCGCCTCCAATGTCAGCGAGCGTACCAAGCTCAAGGCAGGCATCATCATGGAAGAGTTCATGATTGATGCGGCGAAAGACCTGATCGACAAAAAGACCCCCCTCAATCAGCGGGTGGAACTGGCGAAGCTGCTGGCCAAGGTGGCGGGCATGGGCGAGGCCAGAACACCCATCGGCGGCGGGGTAGGCGGCTTCCAGCTCAACATCAATATCGGCCCCGGCGTGGCCCCCGTCGTCATCAAGCCGACGTTCGCCCAGACTATCGAACACGACAACGACGACTACGACCCCTTTACCTCCCCCACAACGCTGGAAGATTAACATGGCCGGAATGACGTTTAATGCGCCGCCGATTGTATCGAGTTTCATGCGATCGGCAGCATTCGTGCGGGTTATCCTCGGGCCGGTCGGCTCGGGCAAGTCCACAGGCTGCCTTATGGAGATTGTGCGCCGCGCCCGCGAGCAAGCCCCCGGCCCTGACGGGCTGAGACACACCCGCTTCGCCATCGTCCGCCAGACCTTGCAACAGATCAAGCAGACGGTCCTGAAAGAGTTCTACACGTGGGTTGAGCCGGTCACACAGTTCAAGGTCAGCGAGAACACGATCTACCTGACGTTCGATGACGTGCGATGCGAGATACACCTCATCCCTCTCGATGACGAGAACGACCAACGTCGGCTCCTTTCCATGCAGTTGACCGGCGCGTGGGTAAACGAATTTCCCGAAATTGACCCGAACATTATCCCCTCGCTGTGTGGTCGCTTGGGCCGTTATCCTTCCAGCGCTCAAGGCGGGCCAACGTGGTTTGGTCTGATCATGGATGGCAACTTCCCCAACGAAGGCGGCGAGTGGCACACCCTGCTGGAAAGGGAGCTGCCCCCGGATTGGCACCTTCTCAAGCAGCCGTCCGGCCTCTCTGCCGAAGCGGAGAACATCGCCAACCTCCCCGGTGGCCGCGAATACTATGAGCGGCTGGCACGCGGTCAGAGCAAGGAGTGGATCAGGCGCTACATCCTTGCCGAATACGGCAACGACCCCTCGGGCATGGCGGTGTTCCGCGATAGCTACTCGCACGAGTTCCATTCCTTCGACACGCTCGACCCCATCCCCGGCAGGCCCCTTATCGTCGGGCAGGACTTCGGACGCGACCCATGGAGCGCCATCTGCCAGCTAGACCACCGTGGCCGCTTCCTCGTGCTGGAAGAGGTCGAGGGGACAAGCATCGGCTTGGAGCAACACCTCCTGCTCAACCTGCGCCCTGCGCTCATGCAGCCACGCTACATGGGCATCCCCGTCGCCGTGGTGGGTGAC